AACGGATTGCCGCGTGATGTAACGGCGGTGGTGGTCTTCCGGAAGGGATTGGGCATCAGCGAATCTCCCGCATCACCCGCGCTGTAATCTCATCGTCCGACATGGTCGGGTTCTGCGCTTTCAACTGGTCCCACAACTCCGCACGAGAGGCTTGCTTTGCTGCCGCGTCAGCCAATGACGCCGGCTCGGCCGGGGCGGCGGTCGGTGCAGCTGCTGGGCGTGGCGCCGGAGCGGCAGCCGGTGTTGAAACCGTTGCTGCGCCGCCGGCCTTGCCCTTGTTGCGCTCCTCGCCGGCCTTAATCAGTTCTTCCACCGGGTCTGCCTTTTCTTTCTGCACCGGCGGCTTGTACCGCTGCATCGGCGTAATCGGCTTGACCGTCTTGCTGGCCATGATGTCATACGCGGCCATGTACGGATCTTCGGCCATCGCCGGGTCAGCAGCAAACGTTGACTGCAACGCCTTGGTCAGCGCCGGGTTGAACGTTTGTCCAGAGAGGAACTGCAGTCCCCGCCGACGCTTCTCTGTATCGGACAGTTCTTCCTTGCCACGTTCCGGCGCTGGGAACAAGCGTGATGCGATCACGCCCTGTACGCTGGCGGGCGCCTTAAGCACAGCGGCCAGCTTTCTGGGGTCCATCCCGGCAGCTTCACCAGCTGCAAGCGCCGAGTCCAGCTCTTTGCGCTCGGTCATCATCTTCATGGCGCCTTCCCGGTGCTTGACCGTAGACGGCGCCTCTGGCAGCACATACTCTTCGCCGCCAATCATTTGTCGTTCTGTTGGCTGGCGCGGCGTTGCCCCTGGCATATCCCGCGGATTGATGCCGGTATACTGGGACGCCTTGACAAACCCTGCATCTAACGCTTCACGCCGCTCTCGGCGCAATGCAGCGGCATCCGCCTCACCCTGCCGCTTGGCTTGCTGCTCATCCATCTTGGTTTGCCGCTCATCCATCTTGAGCTGGCGTTCGGCGGCTTTCTGCTCGGCAGCAGCACGCCGCGCCTCTTCCCGCTTGAGCCGCTCTTCTTCTTCCCGCTGGGCCTGCGCCCGTTGATAGCCGCTGATCCCGGCGCCGCCAGCGCCAAGGGCCAACTGCAGGGCGTTGAGTAGTGAGGCCATCGTCGCTCCCGTTAAATGCCGGTGTCCATACCGAAGCCGCCGCCAGATCCACCCGTCCCTCTGGGGACGCCAGCGCCTGTCCCGCCAGCGACTGAGCCAAACGACTGCATCCCGAGGAGGTTGCGGATCACGGGATTATCGCGCAGGAACGCGTCACGCTTGGCTTGATCCATCGGCGCCAATGCCGCTGCCAACTGAATCATGAACTGGTTCTCCTGCGCCTTCTGCGACGCCTCGAACTGCCGTTGCGATAGCCCGAACTGCTGGCCCGCCAGCGTCTGGACTGGCTTGCCGCTGGCATCCAGCACCGGCTTGCCATCCGGGCCATACATGATGCCCGTCGCCTCGGCCATGCCAAACCGTTCCCGAATCGCCCGGTCCAGTGCCGACTCGCCCCGCTGGAATCCGAACTGGCGCTCCTGCTGGGCCTTGTTGGCTTCGATGTCAGCCAACTGTCGCTTCTCAGCAGCGGTCAGATCACGGGTCTGCATCGTCTCCCGGAGACTCCGCTCCAGTTGCGACTGCCCCGCCTGGAACTTCTGCTCGGCCTCCATCTGCTTAGTCCGCGCCGCGATGTCCGTGCCTTGCATGGCAATCCGCAGATCGCGCTCCAGCTGCGACTCGCCGCGTTGAAAGCCGAACTGCCGCTCTTGCTGCGCCTTGTTCGCCTCAATCTCCATCAGTTGCCGACGTTCGGCAGCCGTCAAGTCGCGGGTCTGCATGGTTTCCCGGAGGTTGCGCTCCAGAGCAGACTCCCCACGCTGGAACCCAAACTGCCGTTCCTGTTGCGCCCGATTCGCTTCGATCTCCATGAGCTGGCGCTTCTCAGCCGCCGACAGTTCGGTCGTCTGCATCTTGGTGCGCAGGTCGCGCTCCAGTTGATTCTGTTGAGCAGCTGCCGTCAGTTGCTCCCGCTGCATGGTTTCCCGCTGCGCCCGCTCCAAGGCGCTTTCACCACGCTGGAAATCGAACTGCGCCAGCTGCCGCTTTTCTCCAGCGGTCAACTCTCGCGTCTGCATGGCTTCCCGAAGATTCCGCTCCAGTGCCGATTCTCCGCGCTGGAACGTCTGCTGTTCTTGCTGCAGCTGCCTCCGCATGGCCAGTTCGTTCGCGGCCTGACGCTCCCGGCTGGCCATTTCCGCTGCGGCTTGCGATAGCTGACCAGACTGATACTCACGCGTGGCCTGATCGCGGGCTTGCGTCAGGTCCAGCTCGCGCCCCTTGAACTGCGCTTCCTGCTGCAGCTCTTCAGCCCGCAGCTCAATGTCCCGCTGCGCCTTGACCGATTCGATGTTGGCACGGAAGCCGCCCAGCTCTTGTTCGCCAACTGTCCCGTACAACTGGCCAAGCTGCTGCGTGACGAACTGCTCTCGCTGCTGCTGTTGTGCCATCGCCTCCTTGAGGAGGTCCGCCTCCATCGTGGCCTGCGCTCTGGCAAACTGCCCGGCAATATCGCCCATGCGACCAGCTGCAATACTGGACGCAAATAGTCCCCGGCTGGCCATCTCTTCTTCCAGCTTGGACTGGCTGGCTTGCCGCTCTGCCTGCAGGTTGGCCATCGCGGCTTGACGCCGCTGGGCAAACGCCGGATCATCATAGACTGACGGCGCTTCTTCCATAGACGACAGGCGCCCGCTGACCCGCTGCAGAAAGTTCTGCGCCATTGCGCCAGGCTGGAACGTCTGGCCCAACTGGAACTGGCCGGGCGCCGGGCGAGCCTGCCCCTGCTGCTGCATCTGCGCAAAGGTTTGCGTCGGTGGTGCAGGACGCGGAGGCGTTGCTTGTGGCGCCAGCTGTTGCTGCGCCGTGGGCGTCATGGCTGTTGATTCTGCCATTGGCCGGTTGGCGCCAAGGAAAATGTTTTCGCTAGATGACGCCCGAGGCGCCTCCAGTGTGGCGTTGCCTGCGTTCCCCCCAAAGAGCTGGGTCTTCGGGCTGGGCAGGACGCCCATCGCCGTGTTATACGTTGCCATCAGCCACCCCCGGCCATAGAGCCATAGCCCGTGCTAAACCCGGACAGGATGCGCGGCGCGAACATCGCCATGAGCTGCGCCCGTGCTTCGGCTTCCCGCTGCTCCCGGTCCATCCGCTCCTGCTCCATCGCCAGTTGCCGCTGGCTGCCGATCAGCCCAGCCGCCGCCTGTGCGCCCTGTCCAAGCGCTGCGATTCCCTCACGGGAACGGAAGAAGGACGGCGTGGTGGGTGATGGCGCTGGCGTGGGCATCGGCGTAGGCAGCGAGGCCGTGGCTGTCGCCGGAGAGAACAACGAAGCCGTTGGCGAAGCTGACGGCATGCCCCCTCCGCCCTGCGACAAGAGCCGATTGACGGCGTTGCCGATGTAGTCAGTCGAAGTAGACGGGCCAGCGGCTGCTCCCGTCATCCCGATATTGCCGGCAATATCCATCGGCGGGAGCGATGGCATAGCAGCCGGTCCCGTCATCCCGATCTTGCTGGCCATATCGACTGGGGGGAGCGCAGTCTTCGGGGCAAATAGGCTAGAAAGCCCGCCGCGCAATGACTGCCCCATCTTCCCGGCGCCATAGCCGGTCACGCCCCCGATGGCGCCCTGGCCAATGTCAAACCCGATGCCTGACTTGCCGGGACGGTCAAAGCCGCGCATCGCGGCACCAACCGCCGCACCCGCCATCGGCCCGCCAATCGCCCCAGCGGCAATCGGCGCCAAGGTCTGCAGGACACCCTTGTTCCGGTCGTAAAACCCGGCGATACCCCCACGCTGACGTGCCATGATTACTTCCCTCCCTTGCGCTTAAGGACAACCTGCTTCTTCTCCGGCAACTTGGCAAACGCCTTTTTGGACGTGGCTTCGATCATCTCTTTGGCGACCGTCTTGGACGGGCCGTCTTTCACCTTGCCAGCGGCGGCGGCATACATGAGGCGCTGCTGGGCCTTACTCTTGATCGGCATCAGGACTCCTTTGCCTTGCGGGCGACTGCGGCGTTATCCACAAGATTGGGGTAGGGACGCCCAGCGGCCTTCGCTCGGGCCTTGGCCTGCGTCTTCTGCTTGGGCGATAGGGTGGTTGGCTTGGCATCCTTGGGCGCGGCCTTTTTCCAGAACGCCACTTTGCGCTTGGCCATGATCAGACTCGATTGAGCGTGGCAATGACCGATGCAGTCGATGGCGCCCATGCGCTCGCCGCATTGGTCTGAAGAGAAACAGACGTATTGGTTACAGCCCAGTACAACTCAACGTAGTCGTTGGCGTTCAGGGTGAGGAAGTAGTTCCACGCTGGCAGTACATGGCCATCGATTGACCCATGTTTGTTCGGCACTGACACGCGACCAGTTGACCCCGTTACGTCAGTCCCGTTGACCCGAATCCAGATGTCTACATCCTGAATCTGGGAGTCCGTGTTTACGAACTGCCCACTCCACATCAGGTTGTAGATGCCCGTGTAGCTAACGGTCAGCCGTGAGCTGCTAACGACAGAAACCCCACGCGACACGTCCGTCGTGTTGAACGTGATGGCCTTCGCAGTATTGATCGCCGCTTGCGTCTGATCCGTGTAATCAGAAAACCCGCCGTACCAGTGCGCCCAACCGACTTGCACCCATTGACCACCCGTGTAGAGGTAGGTGTCCTGTGTGTCCGTTGCCAGCCACTTGGCGCCTTCAACGGGAGAAGTCGGACGCTGGGCCAACAGCCCTGACGGCAAGTGAATGCTCGCGTCCGCATCGTGCGCCGTAAATGCTTGCGCGACGATGTTGTCGTTTGTGCGAACCGTGTTGGCGTCCAACTCCCCACGAAAGTTCGTTGGGGAGGTCAGCGTGTTGACCGCATGGCGCCCAAGCGGGTTGGCCTGTAGCGTCAGCGTAACAGCTTGCCCGGTCAGCACATACGACCCAGCGGCGCTGGGCATGATCTTGGCCGGGAAGAGATTGGCCGCTCTCCCGGTCAACGTATAAGCGCCCGTACCGCCAGTCACTGTGCGGCGAATCCCAACCGCCGCCGCCTGACCCGTCAGCGCATACGAACCAGCGCCAGCCGCTTCTTTGATTTGACGACCAGCAGCCTGCCCGCTGAGAGTAAACGATCCGGCGCTGGCCGTGAGGGATCGACCCCTGGCAAATGCCGCGTCCTGCCCAGTCAGGGCATACGCGCCAGCGCCAGCCGACAAGCTGAACGACTTGCCAAACTGTACGTCTTGACCTGTCAGCGCATAGCTACCAGAGCTGGCAGACAGCGTAAGCTGTTCTGCTGCTCCACCGCCAGTCAGGGCAAATGCGCCAGCTGCTGCCGTAAGGCGAACGGTCAGCCCAATAGCACTCAGCGGTGTTGCGCTTAACGGATATGTCCCCAGCATCACGCCACCCGTGCCCGAAGATCAGCGGTTGCCTTGGCAAACGGGTCGTCCCATTGGCCATAGGTGGTTTGCCGGTACAGGGTCACGCCGTCATACCACGGAGTCCGCTGGCCGGGGAGCGCCCATATATAATATGGGAGGACCGGCACAAAAATCCACGTCTCGACCCCCAAGGCGGCGGCGCAATGAGCAACCGACGTGTCGCTGGTGATGACCAGATCCATCGCCGCCAGATGCTCGGCAGTCGCCGTCCAATCGGTCAGCGCCTCCCGCAGGTCCGTAAACGGCACATCCCGCAGGTCGTCGTCCCGCTGGAAGCTGTACGCCGTCACGCCGGGGATCTCGGCCAGCGCCAACATCAGCTCGGGCGGAAAGCGCCGGTGCTGCTCATGCTCGAACTGCGGGTTGCCGGACCAGCGGAACCCGACCTTGAAGTTTCCCGGCAGCGAGCGCGGCGTGGCCGTGAGGTACGGTGCCCCAGACAGATCGGCGTACTCCGTCCGCAGCACATACGGGGCGCTCATGGCAGGCACCCAATAGTCGTGCGCCGGGAGGTCGCCGTCATCCGGGACCACCTCGCTTACCCCCGGCACGGTGCCCAGCAGCTCGACCAGCGACGGGTGCGTGGTCAGTACAACCCGCCCGTGCTTGGCCAAGTCGGTGGCGAATCGGGCGTTGATGATGTGGTCGCCCAGCCCACCCTCCGACCGGAGCAGGATCGTCGGGTTGGGGCCACGCCAGATCGGCGCGTCGGTCTGGAGCGGGGGCGAGCCAAAGACATTCAGCAACCGCCCCGCGCTCATCAGATCCATGCCGCGACACAGGTTCCCGTGCCGGAGCTCATGCCAGCCCAGGTTGAATGCCGCCCGTGGATCATGAGCAGGCTGCGCCCGGAGAAGGTCTTCCGATGCATCGGCCTTCCCCTCAATGGCGAGCTGTAATGCCAGATCCAGCGGGTGCATCAGGGATCTGGAACAGGCGGCGGCGGATCAGTCATCGGCGGCTGAATGGGGAACTCCACATCCCAGATTGCATCACCCAAGCCGGTCGTCACGGTGTCCGTCACAACTTGCACATAGCCGACCCACTCCATCTGCAGCGCCGCAGACAGCGCCAGGTATTCTGGCGACTGCATGAACGTGCTGGCAAACGTCAGTCGATTGGCTTTGTCAGTTTCCACTTCTGTCTGTTTCTGGGCGTTCTGAGCGTCCAGCTCGTCCTGTGTCTTGTCGCGTTTGGTGTATGTGCAGACTACCTTGAACTGTTGGATGTCATATTGGATCGGCAGGAACACCTCATACCGATCAGAAAATGAAACAGGCCGAATGCACTCGGCGTTGTACCAACCTTGCGTTAGTAGCGCAAAGTCGGATTGATCCATAAGCGTAACGGGAAGCGTTGCCGGTCCTTCGACCACCTGCCCGTTCACGACATGACAATACAGTTTCATGCGCAGTTCTCCTAAACAGAACGAATGGCCAGAGGAGCGTTCGTCCCGGCGTTCGCGCTGATAATGGCCCAGTTGGTGGCGGCACCAACTTGCACTGGGCTGGATCGGCTTGTTGTATCGCCAAGCCCTAGCTGACCTCCTGCGTTAGTTCCCCACGTCCACAACGTTCCATTGGTTTTGAGCGCCACAGACATCGACCCGCCAGACTCTACGCCACTCCAGTTGGTGAGCGAGCCAATCTGCACTGGACTGGATTTGGCCGTCGTCGTTCCGTCGCCTATCTGCCCTGACGCATTGGCGCCCCATGCCCACAGAGTGCCATCGGTTTTTACAGCCAAAGATGAAGTATTGGACATGGCAACATCAGCCCAGTTGGTTCCAGACCCAACCTGGACTGGGCTAGACCGATTGGTCGTATCGCCAAGGCCCAGCTCTCCAGTCGTATTGGCTCCCCATGACCAAAGCGTTCCATCCGTTTTTACCGCAAGGGCATGGTTGCCAGAGCTGATGTACTTCCAGTTAGTCCCTGAACCAACCTGCACTGGGCTGGATCGATTGGTCGTATCGCCAAGGCCAAGCTGACCTGAAGAGTTAAAACCCCACGTCCACAACGTTCCGTCGGTTTTGATGGATGCGTTGCTTGAAATAATGGACCAGTTGGTCAATGCGCCGACTTGTACTGGGCTGGATCGACTGGTAGTCGTCCCATCGCCAAGTTGTCCTAGCGTATTCACACCCCACGTCCACAGCGTTCCATCGGTTTTAATGGCGCGACCTGGAACGATCTTTGCCCATGTCGTCAATGCTCCAATCTGTGTTGGGCTGGATCGGTTGGTCAGATCGTTGAGGCCAAGGCGCCCGTCGAGGTTGTACCCCCACGCCCACAACGTTCCGTCTGTCAAAATGCCAAAGTTGAATGACGAGCCAGATCCAATCGCCTTCCACGTCGAAAGCGATCCAATCTGCACGGGGCTAGATTTGTTGACCGTTGTGTTATCGCCAATCTGGCCACTATCGTTTTGCCCCCATGAATACAGATTGCCACTAATCAGTGGCACCGCCGCCTGATATAACCACCCAAATCCTCGCGCTGCCATCGCGCCAATCGTCGAGAGAACCGGCATCGATTGATCAGGTGAACTTGGTCTGTGATGCCAGCACGGTGTACGTCGGAGTCGCCGCTGTCTTGATCACCGTGTAAGTGTAGATGTCGATACCAGACGCATTGCCCGCCGTCGGAGCCGTCCCGCCCTGCCACTTGGGCGTCACGCTGGAGCCGTCGATCTGATGGGCGCTGGCGTAATACGGTGTGGCCCCCTGTGTGACAAGGAACGTCAGCGTAATGGAATCGTTGACGGCCAGCAAGGTATTCATTGTGACCGTGCTAGACCCGCGCAGGTTCAACGTCCAGTTGCCGCTGGCATTGCTGGTATAAAACAGGACCGCCTGTGTCAGCGCATCGTAGTTGATCGTGCCAGTCGCCGCCGTTGCACTGACCGTGGCCCGTTCGATGACCTGCTGCAGGTAGCTGGTCCCGACCACATGGAGCGGGTGGGACGGAGAGGCCGTGACGATCCCCACCCGGTTGTTGGTGCTGTCTACCTTCAAGCTAGATGTATCAACGGTCAAGTCGCCCGTGATGGTAAGACTCGCCAATGTCCCAACGGAGGTCAGGCTTGAGGCTGTTACGCCAGAGGCCAGCGTATTCCCCGTCAACGTTCCGGCGTCAGCCGTGACAGTTCCAGAAGCGCCAAGGCTGATGCTGGTGCCGTTGACCGTCACGCTGCTGTTGGTCAGCGAAGCGTTCCCGATGTTGGAGAGCGTGTTGTCTGCGCCGCTGATCGTCTTGTTAGTCAGCGTGGCCGCATCGCTGGTGGTGACGGCCCGACTGCCCACATACGCGCAAAAGACTTCTTTGGTCCCGGCGACCAGGTCGAGCTTGTTGTTGCTGTTGGTCGAGGAGAGAACCGTATCACGGGACAGTGTCCCAGCGCCCGTGGTGCCAATCCCGATCTCCCAGTCTGCCGCACTGGTGATGACGTAGTACACCGAAGCGCCATTGCCGAATGCCGTGGAGAACGTCCGATACCCTGACACGGCGCCATCCAATGTCAGCGTTCCCGTGCCAGTCGTCACGGACGTTTCCCGGACGCGATCCGCGAGCAGTGGCATGGCGTCAGACCAGCGTCAGAATGCCGTTCGACGGATCAAAGTCCACCACGAACGAGTCGCCACTGGCGAGCGTGATGGATGACCCGTAGTCCCACCAACCGATCAGGTTGCCAGCCGCCGGAGTGCTGTTGTACAACACGGCATAGCGCAACGGGCCAACGCTGCCCGTCATGGGACCGAACGTCACGTCATCTCCGACCAGCTTGTACGTCCCACTGGTTTGCGAAGAAGATGTGATGGTGACCGTATTGCCACCCGCCGTGTACCCGTTTCCGGCGCTGATCTCCGTGATGTCCGCCTTGACGCCATTGGCGGCAGACGGCGCCGTGTTTGAGAGCATGACCTTCAGCGTATCGCTGCCAAGGTTGTGAACCTTCTCGGCCAGTGCCTCGACGAACGGCTGGAACTTATTGAACGTTGCCATGAAATCCTCTGGGAAAGACGAAAAGGTCAGCCGGTGCTGTCATAGTCTGCCGCCAACCGCATGGCCAGCAGATTGGTCCCATCGTAAAACAACTGATAAATGTCTTTGCGATTGGCGGTGGACGTTTGTGTTGGCGTAACACCACCAGGCCACCTGATCGCCCCTGACCAACCAATCGTGCGACTGCCTGTGCCATCCTGCAACACTTCGATGATATAGGTCGCGCCCGGCTGCGGTCCTTCGTTTGGGCCAAATCCATCAGACGTAGATGTGGCAAACGACAAAGTCGCATTTCCAGTCAACCGGAATCGCCAGCAGTTTGCTCGGTTCAGGTCAATCGTGACGGTTCCGGTAATGTCTTGGGTGATGCGGTTTGCCGTAAAGGCGCCATCTTTGGTTGCAAAAAAGAGCGACACCCGCTCGCCGTATGTTGGCGAACTCCGGTAATACGCCTTGATCCCGTCATTCACATCCCAACTGGCCGTCGCATACATAGAAGACGAGCCAAATGTCCCCGTGGGATTCAAGACATTGGCGGCAAAGTTGTATGACGAACCGGGGAATGTCCCAGACGTGATGTTGCTAGCTGACGTGGAGACCGTCCCGCTGATGGTACCAGAAACCGTCAGATTGCCAAAGACAGATCCGCCGCCAACAACAGTCAGCCCACCAGAGACGGTGACGCTTCCGCCCGTCGTGATGTTGCCGACATCGCGCAGATACCCAACCTCCTGCCAGACGGACCCGTCGTCATACCAGAACCGAATATCTCCACCATCCGTTGTAACCCACTTGCGCCCTTCCGTCCCAGCAGATGGTCGAGCCGCCAGCAACGAAGACTGGACGTGGATCCCAGGATCCGAATCGTGATCGACATACGCCGACCGCATCGTGTTGTCATTGCCCTTGACAATATCGGCATCCAGCGTATCGCCGTTGGATGGATTGACAAAGGCGGCTACGCCATGCTGCCCTACCGTTGTTGCCATCACCGTCTCCCGAGGGCAAAGCCCTCTAGTTGCACTCGGCTAAATGCGGGGAGTGCCGCGCTGGAATCAATCAGCGTCACGTCTGCATAATACCCAGTCCCGCCCATCTGCACCCGATAGTTGCGACTCCCGGCGCCACCCCACGACCCGGACCCCCAAACACCAGTTCCCCACGTCCCAGCCGTCGAAACTGGCAGCGTATATGATCCAGCCGCCATGTCGGTCCGCCAGGTAAAGGAGCAGGAGTTTGACCCGTTCAGTTGCGCTGTGACGTACCCAAAGCGCAACGACTTGGCCAGTGCGTCATCGTTAAAGTACATCCGATGCAACTGAGCCGTCATGTTGTAGTTCGTGCCGCCCGTTCCATCGGCGCCAACATTGTCTCGGTAGATCGTTGGCGCATCGCATAGGCTGACCCACCCGCTGGCGTCTCCGCGTAGTATGATGGGGAGACCAGAGGCATTGAGCGTCTCAAAAATACAGGTCGTGGCCGGGCTGAGATATGCGGTATCCCACGGCCCAGACCACGCCCGCAGAATCGTATGATACACATAGATCCCGTAAGACGGGATGCTAATCCACAGCTCGCGGGTTGCCCGATTGAACGCGGCCCGAATATCATCGAACTCGTTATTGCTCAGAGTGCGAATGGGCGCCAACAACGGATCCGGGCGTTCGACCGTTCCGACCGGTGAGACTTCTGCTTCGTTCACCACATACAGCCCACGTTCGGAAATAAAGTACGCCACGTTCCCGATAGACGTGATGCTGTTGGGCGCAATGGTCCCGACATCTGCCGTGACGCCTTGCGGCGCTACGGTGATGTCATCCTGCCCATACCCAGTAAGACGCGAAATGCCGCGCCGATGAAAGATCAGCAGCGATGTATTAACACTGGCCAGTCCGACAATCGTCTCGTCGGAAAAAGTACGGACAACGATCTGCCCTCCATTGTTGGCAGCGTTGCCCAGGTTCGATCCATCGTTAAGCGACGAATAGAAAATGGAGTCTGGAGCTGTCCCGTCTCCAGTTCCCCACAGACGCTGATTGTGAACCGTGATGACCGAGGCGCTGATCGTGCCACTGATGTTCGTGGTAAACGTAGTGCCGTCCCACTTGTTCAACAGCCCGCCGTCCGCGATAAACACCACGTCAGCCCCAGCATCACGGAACTGGGCAAATGACGGGGGCGTGCCAGTTGACAGCGCCCCAGATCGTGCCGTCCAGGTAAGTGGAAACGCTCCGTATGTAGTGGTGTATAGCGTTCCGTTCGCCACTACCATGAGCTGTTGCGTTCCGCCATCCTTTCGCCAGGTATAGCCGTTCTGAATGGCTGAGGATGTCAGGACCGCAGCAGAAGTCCGCTGCGTTCCGCCGCGCTTGGTTACGCCACCGTACTCTGTCAGCCGACAGTTAATCGCTTTGCGCAGCTGGTTGGATTGAACGACGATGTCGTCTGACACATTGTTCAACCCGCCATCCATAGATGGCTGCTGATCCAGCATCCGTGTCCCGCCCGGTTCGCCCGCCATCAGCCGCCACTCCAGTCGTACTTCTGATCCGGGTATGCCATGCGCGTCGGGTTGATCGTCCGGCGGCGCAGGTCGTCCAGCATCGTCTCCCGCTCGTCGTTCGCCAACGTGCGATAGTTGGACGCGGCGCCCGTCTCAGCGCCACCCTTGAGCAGCAGCTTGTAAGCGGCGTTCAACGCCAGGATTGTCTCGTTGCTTGTCGGGAAGTCGATGGTCGAAGCGTCCGTTGCCAGATCGTTCAGGGCCGTCGGCTTGTAGTTGACTGCGATGTACAGGCTCGTCCCACTGCTGACGGGCAAGATCTGCACGTTCGTCCCGACCATGTAGTACAGGCGGGGGTAGGTTGGCAGATAGTTGGTCGTCGTGGCCAGCGGGACATACTGAAACTGCGTCTGATCGTACAGAACGTTGCCATCGCTGACGGATAAGACGCGGTAATAGTTCTTCTGGGTGTCACCACTGCCTGTGTTGAGACTGCTGAATGGGATTTGCCCATTCGCGTCCGTGGTCAGCGTCAACTGCTGAAACGTGTAATACGGGGCAGCATTGAGGATGTTAGACCACTCCTCATCATACACGCCGTTCAGGACCGTCTTGATCGTGCTGTCAGACCAGCGATCCGATCCGACCGCATCCATGAACTCGCGGGTGAGCGCCACCAGTTGGGCTCGGGTCGTGACAGCCATGATTAGATCCTAACGCACTTTAGGTGGACGACCACGCCGCTTCGGCTGATTGGCGGGGTTGCTGCTATCCAGCACCTCGGCAATCGCTGATTCAACGGCTTGCTGGGCAGGCGACAGGTCGTTGTAATGCGCGACCTGCTGCACCAACTGCTTCACTTCGTCTGCCGGATATTCTCTGAGGGACTTTGCTAAGTACGCGGGCGCCTGCTCCGTATCGCAGTCCATCGGCAGGTACCCGATGATGTCCATGCTTCGCAGCGGATCAACTTCGTTGGACTGAATCATCGCCCAGCGTCGGTCGTTTTCCGCCCAGCGCATACAGATGGCCCAGTGGGCGTCCACCGAGTCTACATAGCGGAGTTCGAGGCGGGGATGCACCTGCCGAAGCCGTCGCTGGATCTCCGACGACGGCTCCGGGGTGCCCCGATGGCTCAACACCATCGGCATGGCCATCAGTTCTGCACCAACAGCTCGACGTTGACCTGCAGATCGACCGCCGCCGTGGTCACCGTGTTGTTGGTCGTGACGACAAACCGCACCGTGTCCCCCGGACGGAGGATCTTCTGCGCGTCGGTGAGCGTGGTCAGGAGCGCCACCGCCGTCCCCTCATGGGCCGTCAGCGCCTCCAGATCCACATTGTCCGTCAGCGCCACGGCGCTGTTGGCCGTTGCGTCGTACTTCTGCAGGACGCCAAGAATCGTCCCGCTGGTGGACGCCGGGACGGTCCCGGCTGACACCATCGCCCGGTTGATAATGCAGGTGGCCGGATGCCCGCCAAAGCTGTACGTCGTCGTCGTGCTGTTGCCAATGGCCGCATCACACCGACCGGCCAGCAGGTTGGGCATGATGCCAAACCGACCGGCCAACGGGCTGAAAAAGTTTCCCATCGCACACTCCTCAAGAAAGGGGTGAAGGGGAGGAGCCGAAGCCCCTCCCCGTCACGCAGGTTAGACGACGTGCGAGA